AGCACAGCATATCCTTCTACGAGCATGCCTGTTGTTGAATCAATAATCCCTGTAGCATTGCCACCGTCTATAACTTCAATCACAGGAAACCCATCTTCGCCCTGCAAGATATAAATAAAACTGCAGGATCCAATGCAGGCCGACAAGATAGCGGAGTCAAACATGATATCTTTATTGTTCATGTTAAAAATCCCCTGAAGGTCGTAGTTATCTTCTTTCCAGCCTCTGAATACCAATCTGTCCGCCAGAGAGTCTACTGCTGTGCCACACCATCCCAGGCACTCTTTGAGCCAGCGCCATTCTTTCGGGATTGCTATATTAAACTCCTGCATTGCATTTTTCATGTTGTAGTATCTGTAACGTGTAAGCACTCTGTGCCGCTTCATATTCAGTTTTCTTCTGAGATAATCTACTCCTCGCAGGTCAGACATTTGAGTCTCCTCCCTATATTGCTATATAAATATATATTGTTTTCTAGTTATAGTGATTTTCACGAGAAAATGTTCACAGTGACGGCGTGAACCTCTGTGTCAGGGGGTGAGGGGGAGGTATGCCCCCTATTTGCTCCGATACTTTGTCCAGTCCATTGACTGAGGTAAGCATCTGTTTGATACCACCTGCTCATTCTTTTTCTGGGGTTTATTATCAGTCTGTGTCATTATCTTGTTGGACTTCTGCCTGTTGCACTGCCAATGAGCAAGCTGCAGATTCTCCATATCGCTTGGGTGGCCGCCTCTATCTAGAGGGATTATGTGGTCAATACTCTTTGCCCAGGGATTAGGATATCTGAGCGACATATCAACAGGTTTTCCACAGATGCCGCACACAGATTGCGTTGCATATATTTTTTTCTTGTTGCGCTCAAACGCCTTGCGGTGTGTTCCGTCTCGATCTGGCCGCTTTACTCTTTCTTTTTCCATCTCTACCCGCTTCACTTAAGGGTAATATGAAACCTCTCCGAGACCCTTTGTGGAGAGGTTTTGTTCCCTTGTATGTGTTTTGCTTTTATCCTCAATACCATAATAGCACATACATAGCGAACAAAACGAACAACTACCTCTCTTCAAAATGTCTGTTAAATACCATACGCACAGAATCGGCGGTATTTCCACCTCCAACATACAGCGCAGTCTCACTCCATGAGCACAGCGATACGCAGCGATACAGTATGATCTGTCTGAGCAAGGAATCCTCCAGCTTATCTATGTATTCGTATATCTCCTTGCGCTGCATCTGAACTCTTCTCAACAGCGATTCTATAATCAGTTTTATATCAGCCTGCTGCGTGCCTTTATCTCCTGTGCTGTCAGATATCTTTGCACCTTTCGGGAGACCATCAAGCTTCGGAGACTGTAAACCGCCATCCTGCAGCTCCTTTAAGTTTCTCTGCCACATCTCTATTTCTTTGTTCAGGTAGTAGATTTGGTTAATTTCTTCTTTTGTCATCCAACACCTCCATGTCAAATGTGCAGCTTATCAAACGACAGCTGTTCCTCATAATCTCTATACGGTTCTCTTAATTTCACCTGTTTTCCTTTTGGCCATCTCTTAAGCCTTGGCTCTTCATCCAGACTGACCATTATGTATTCCATGCATTCGACTCTCAAAATCGCATGCTCATATTTTCTTTCTGTGTCTTTGTCTATGTAATATCCTTTTAGAGGCTTTAATTCATGATGCACTTCTCTTCCGGATACTTTCTCCCGCTTCACTTCCGGCATGATCACATTGCGGCTTGATGTATATCTTTTTTTTGCCGGGCTTCCTTCCTTGCGAAATGTCTTTTCTGTTTCTTTCAGAAGGTACTCTGCCAGCCTGTAATAATTTCCTGTCTCATCCAGAATCACCGGATACTCAAATCCATCCTTCCAGTATTTATCTATCACTTCAAGGTCCACCTTACTCATAACAACATGATGGTGGATCCTGCTATGTTCATATTCGGTTACAGCAACCCACTTGAATGGGATCCCATTTCTTTTGCAGTAGTTATGCATATTTCTTAAGAATCTGTTTAGATTCTTTTTAGCTTCCTGTGGAGCAACAGCAGTCTCGTATGTAAGCACCAGATGATAGTCCCCACGTCTGAAGTTATGATTCAGCTTTGCAGTCAGGACTTTGACAGCATTTCTGAAATTCACTTTTCTTACCGCTTCAGATGTTGGGTTGGTCTTAGGCTTTCGTTTCTGTTCTTTTGTGTTTATCCTGGCAACAGCCTTCAGTGAACGTATCACTGTTCTTCCTGCTATGATCGTATCCCTATAAAACACAGCCATGCTCCTTTGTTAATACTCTTATCAAGTTTTAATGCGACCCCTCTGGTCGCCGGTATTACCTTATATATAATGTAAATTCTTCTTATGGGAACGCCGCGGAACTTGTCCGCGGCATGTTTTTTTGTTATTATCGTTCTTCTTCTACCAGCTGCTGTAATATGCTGCAGAGTTTTCGTGCAGAGTTAGGCGTAAAAGTAGCTGTCTTTCTATTCCTTTTATGTCCATCCTGCCACTCTCTGATATCGATTTTGGGAGAGTTGCCGTTCCAGGAAACGAGATTCACTTCGCAGTTCCATCCACTTTCACTTTCGTAAACTGTTCCATAATGTTTTATTATGTTTGGTATGAATTTCCCTCTGTTCATTGATCGTGTTCCTTTCCGGTCCTCTCAAAATCCTCACATGACTCATCGTCACACGGTACTTCACAAATATCGTACTCATCACATATACAGCAGCAAATCTGCTTGCCATGTCCACAAGGCTTGTCCCAGCAAAGTTTTTCATTCATATTATTTCTCGTCCTTTCGCCACGGGTTATGTATGCAGTTGCTGCATAGCTCGCTTAACAGGTTAATGGCATTCAGACAGTGAAGTCCTCTCCTCTTGCCTCCTGCCTTCCAGCATATAGCCTGTCTGAGTTTTCTCCACATCACTTTTTACCTTTCCTTGCAGCTGCGATCAGCTCTTCTATATCTTTCACAGGCACTCTGATGCATGTATCTTCTCCCAGCACCTGAAGTGAGATCTGCTCTCCCAGCTTGCTGCAGTTTGCCCTTGCATTTATTTCTACAGCCTGCATTTTTCCTTCTGAAATCTTAACTCCGTTTATAATCGCAATTTTAATTCCCATCTTCTTTGTCCTCCTCTATGATCCACTCCAGTGTTTTCTTCGGTTCACATCACGTGCCCTGGCATACTTCATAATTTGTACAGCGTCTGCACATTATCTTTAATGCATTTCTTGGTTTCATCTTATCCACCTCCTGCCTTACAGCTTGTCTAACGGACATTCTCTTGTCTTGCCTTCTTTTTCAAACTGTTCCGTACATTCTTTGGTATATCTGCAGTAGTCATTGCAGATTTCATCTTTTACCCGATCTATAATTTCTATGACTGTCATTTCATTTTTGCTGTTTTCCATATCACACCTCCACTATTACCCATACCCATACAAAGCTCATTGCTACTACCGCCAGAGCCGTTAATGCTACTGCGAATTTTAATTTATCCATACCTTTTCTCCTTCGCATCCCATGTCATCAAGTGATACCATAGTCTTATTTCTTTTGCGTTTCTTTTTCTTATATTCAGTGCATCCTTTTACCGGACACGGCCTTCTATGGCCTGTGATTTCCAAATAGTCACACAGTAAAAGGCTGCCTGATCTGCCGCCATATATGCAGCTTTCAGTTTTCATGCATACATTTGGATCAGTGCCCCCCCTAGGCACAGATTCCCTCTTTTTCGGTTTTTGTTCCTTCTCTACTGTTTTATCTTCCAATATATCTGCGCCCTTTCGTCTGCTTCAGCTGCCTTCTCAGGATCATGACTTCCTGCATCATCGAATCTGCCAGTTTGGGCTTATTGCTTCTGTAAAGCTGCTGCGCTTTTTTCTCTTTTGCTGCGATTGTTTTTTCCAGCAAATCTATTTTTGATTTTGTCTGCCTTCTGATCGGTGTCGGCGGATCCAGTTTTTCAGCCTCACGTTCGAGATGTTCTTTTTCAGCATTTTTTCTTCGATTCTCTTCTATCTTATTCTGCTGCTTAATATATTCAGGATCGTCTTTGCAGCAAATCTGCCTTTCACATATTCCTTCTGGCGTATTTATATGAAAGCAAATAGTTTCTCTTTTAGGACAGAAGAGGAAAGAGCCGTACTTTTCCACGCGCTCTCTTCTTACTTCCGGCTGCATCATTTTGTTTCTCCTTATAAATAATTTCTTCCTATGAGCGCCATCCATGTTTGGCGAGCCTGCTCCGGAGTTATTCCAGATATGATAAGCTTCTGCTCATACAGATTCTGATAGTACATCTGCCATTTGAGATTTTCTGTCTTGGCCCACTCTGTCCCATTTGCCTGAAGCTCTGCATGGATTTTAGGACAGACATCGACCTGGAATCCCATTTCAATACATGTCTGTCTGTATGGACCTCCCCATATTTCATGACGCTCTGCACCCGGTCTTCCCGTGTACCAGCACTTTCTTTCCGGCTTGTCCTTATATCCATTATGCAGAAGTTTCTTTTTAGGCGCAGGTTTTGGCTTTGGATAAGCGCAGCTCTGATAATATTCATCGAGAGTCTTATTCGATTTCTCCTGTCTGCTCATATGTATATTTCCTTGTTATTTTTGTTTTTTCTCCTGCTTTGATCGTTATATTGGTTCCATCTACTTTGAAACTTGCCTGCTGCAGTTTCCCCTCTATGATCATGCTGCCAATCACTTTTATTTCTTCGCAAATTTCGGGATCCACAGGACTGAAGCCTAACTCTACGCATATATCTCCTGCCAACTCCTCGATTCTTTCTTTCATGGCGTCTTTCTTGTGCTCGATCTTGCTCTCAGCACAGCTGCATTCCTTTGATGCAATTTCATTAGCTTCTGACTGAGTTTCAGCCATAACACCTATTGCCATTCCGCAAAATCTGCACTCACCCATCATATTTTTCATCGTCTTCCTCCCAGGATAAGTAGCAAACAAATTTGACAACTATCCCTTTTCTTAGATATAATGTATTTGGTATTTGACATAACACCCCTGAAGCTATCGCTTCTATATGGGGTGTTTTGTTATATCTTTATAATTTTTATGACCATAATTGTTCTTGGTCCTTCCTCGCTTTCTATTTCCTGGAATGTAGGCGATGCTGCTATGCTTACTCCTGTTGGTGCAAGAAATCCATTTGCTACAGCAACAGCTTTTACTGCCTGATTTACTGCTCCTGCTCCTATAACTCTCATCTCAACTTCTTTTTCTTCTCTGATTGTACCTGCAATTGCTCCTGCAAGTTTTCCCACATCTGTTGAATTCTTGATTTTAAATACTTCTTTCATCATTTCTTCCTCTCTTTATTTTCTATTCTGTGATTCGTGCATGTGCCCCTGATCCATAAACAGCACGTCCGATTTCCTGGAAGTTCGCTCCGTTACTGTTACGGGTCGCATTGATCTTTTCTTCGTGGCCGCCTCTGAATGTTACTGTTATGATTTCAAGTCCGCCGTTTTTCTCAAGCTTGATGTCTTCTACAGCGCTTCGCTTATCAGACTTTAATGCAAGCTTTACTCTCTGCAGAAACTCCTCTTTGTTCTCGTTAAACATCCTCTTCCTCCTTTCTCGGAAAATATAATGCAGCTGCTCCTGCTGCCGGGATCAGAAACCACTCCGCTCCTACTGCCCATTCACCTCTGCAGATATATGCTGCAGTCACTATTGCTGCGCCAAACAATGCTACCGCTATGCATGCTGCCTTTATACTCATCATGCCCTCCTTCCTCTGAGCCAGCTCTCAAATTCATCTTTGATCACTTTGTACGGACCTCCCCGTCTTCTTGGAAGTACCGGACATCCTCTGGTCATAACTAATCTATAAGCTTCCTTGGATGTAAAGTTGTAAAGCTCCATCATCTCTTTAATTCCGATAATTACTATATCTGTTGACATGATCAGTCTCCTTTCTGCTACGCACCCTCTGAGACGGCCGTGTATAATTGAAATATAGAGGAGGCTCTCAATAGACACTTAGCGTATGGATAATCCCTATTGACCGCCTCAGGCGATGCGCAGCTTATTTACCTCCGATTCGGACAGCATGGAGGCAATGTGTGTATGATTAGAAACAAGTAACTTTCATTTGCTGCCCGACTGTGTGCTATACTTTTGCTTCCGCCCAAATGCTGCATCTGTGGCATTCGGCACGCATAATTGAGTTTTCAACCGCTACCGATGCAATACCGCCGCATCTTGGGCATTCAAATTCGTTATGTACTAACGGTTTGAAATTCTTCTTGCCCGCTTCCAACAGAGCTTTCCTTGCCTCAGCTTTTTCTTCAGCTTTTGTCATGATGTTTCCACCTCCTTGAATAATCATAGAAATTTACTTTTTACCTTTCTTTTTATATAATTGTGCTTAGAGATTAATAAAATAAGAAAGGGGGTGAGCATATGAGAATGACTCCTGTATCGTCATCCAATATCTCCAGTATTGGATATGAAAACGGAACACTTTACGTTTCATTCAAAAGTGGTGGCTTGTATGAATATGTAAATGTTCCAGAGCATGTGTATCGCAGCCTTATGACTGCATCCTCACATGGTAAGTATCTCGCTGCTCATGTAAAAGGGATCTATCCTTATAAACGCATCGGTTAATCTGTTACTATAAGGATGACCGCCGGACCATTGACAGATATATTCATATCCTGATATGGTTCGGCCCTTTTCATTTCTACACCCTCTCTGTCCTGCAGTTCTTTAACAAGGTCGCAGGTTTTTATTTTTTTAAGCTCCAAATCCTCACCTCCTTGTCGCCGATTCGCTACATTTTGTCATTTCTGCCGACACAATAATTGAATGCACTTTCACATTTGAAAAAGTTTTCCTCCTATGGTAAAATTTTTTCCAAGGAGGACTTTTAGCATGGATTGGACTACCCTCAGCCACATAGCAGATATTCTTGGCATACTAGGGTTTATCGTTTCCTTAGGAATATTAAGAAAAGTGCATGCTAAAGTGGCAACTCAAAAAGAAACTTATATAAAAGAGCGGGATGATCTTCTTGCAAACCTACAGGCGCTACGCGAAAATATCTGGCAAGACAATCTTGATTCCATTGAAGTTCAAGATGATCTACAGACAAAGGTGTTTGAATACCAAATGAAATATCTTTTCATATCCTCATTACGATGTATCTTTCATGCATTCCGTTGCACTCATCTTCTAAAAAAAGGAATAACTGAAAAAAATACTAAAAAGCTTCGTAATGACATTAACTTCTTAATTGCCAGACTTTCTAAAAAGGAGTAATACTCATGAATAAAAATGACATCAATTTATTTATTAATAAGGCTGTACAAAAAACTAAATCCAGAGAATTAGGATGGTCGTTACTACCACCTGGCTACGATGTTAAGCCGCTCTCTAATGAAGAGGATCTTTCGGTCATTTCTAACTTAATTTATTCACATCACCTTATGCCAGAACACAGCTATTTTGCCTTTTATAAAAAAGGGGATATTCTGTTACTTGTCTATCCAGACTCTCCTGGCAAAACCATTTTCTATCCACCAAATGACTGCCACATTTCCCTTCGCATGCAAGATAATAAGGAAAAGTATTCAGTAGAAATCGCTAACACTAATTATGATACAGATACGAAAGCTGCTTTGATTCGCTTGTATAACCTCATAGATAAACGATCATTTAGCGTTAATGCTCTTATCGATGATTTCCTCAATAGTTAAAACTCCATCTTTATGACTGGTGCCGGTCTCTCTATCCGAGAGGCTGGCTATTTTATTTTCAGCATCTTTCATAATGATAAGTTCCAAACGTTTTACTCTACGTTCCAATTCATTGAGTTGTCTCGTCTTTGCCTCCCAGTACCACTTGGGGATCCACATCATCCTCACCCCACCTTCTGTGTCGGATCAGCATCAGTCTTCTCCATGAGATATTCTTTTGATAATTTAGGAAAATACGCATTCTGAATTTTTACCACTTCAAAATATGTAAACGGCGTGATCTCATTGATCTTATTTTTCGCCGTACGCTCGCTACATCCTAAACAAGCAGCAATGTCAGAAGGCCCTATTCCTTTACGTGCCATTTCCGCAATTAAATTTCCGAGCATTACTATTTTCTCCTTTCTTTATTTCCAAACTTGGATATTTTACTGTAGTATATATCCAAAGTCAGCAACTGTCAATAAATAATTTCCGATTTTGGAAACATTTTTCTTGCAAGGTTTCCAAGTTGGCAGTATACTTAACTCACCAACTCAAGGAAGGTAAAATTTATGGGACTCGAAAAAATTAAAACTTTAATGAAACTAAAGGGATACACTTCTGAAATGTTATCAAAAAAATGCGGCGTACCAAAAAGCACTATCGACAAAATCACTTGCGGAGCAACGCCTGATCCAAGATATGAAACTATTAAGGCTATTGCCAACGGCTTAGATTTAACAGTCGATGAATTATCCGAATACCTCGGAATTGATACATATGCCATCAACACCATTGCAGCACACCACGATGGCGAAGACTGGACAGAGGAAGAGCTTGCAGAAATAGAAGATTTTAAGAAGTATGTTCTGTCAAAGAGACAGAAATAGTACATGCGTTTGTGTAGGTTGTAGGTGACTATATACCGACAACAAAAGGCACAAAGCGGAAAAGCTGAGAAAAGAGAGGAAAAGAAGAGAAAAGAAGGGAAAGATAATAACAAACGAATATTTGACATGCTCTGGGGCATAATATATAATGTGTGTAGGCAAAGAGATGAGAAATTCTATTGCACACCAAAAACGAAAAACCCCGGAGCGGCTACTCCGGGGTTTTTATTTGGGTTAGTTGTCGTCGCGTCCATCTAACCACTTGCAGATGTAGTGGCAAATTACACCTACCAGGATAGAATTCAATGTAGAGATGAGAATTTCCATATGCACACCCCCTTCCTGCTGTCAGTATAGGGGACGACAACATCGTAATTATATCATACGATCATACTTTTTCATACACTTAGGGGGATTAGGGATTATGAACAGATATGAAAGACTCCAAGCTGAATATGAGAATCTATATATAGAAGAACGCAGCATGAAAAATGCCGGTCTTTATGCAGACGGCTATGTATGGATAAATAAAAATATGACATTAAGTCAGAAGACCTGTATCCTCGCAGAAGAGATCGGTCATTTTGAAACTACCGTAGGAGATATCCTTGACCAGGACGATGCCAACAACCGCAAGCAGGAATATGTGGCTAGAAAATGGGCATACGAGAAATTGATACCTGTAGATAGGATCCAGGCTGCAATAGATCAAGGGCACACAGAACTTTGGACTATGGCAGAATATTTGGATGTAGATGAGACATTTTTAAAGGATGCTTTGGTGCATTATGGGTATTTGTCGGCATGAATGAACAATTTCACAAAACATTGTATTTTTTTAAATTAATTGGCAATAATATCATTTAACTTCACAAAATCTTGACTTTTGTGAGGTTGGGTGCTATTATTCATACATCATTTCATAAAAGGAGGTGTTTTTGTGAATTATGAACTTTTGGGAAAGATCTACTATAAAGATAACAAACATTTTGATGAAATATATACGCAACGTAAAACAAGCTTTTCAGCGGAGTCTTTAGACATCAACATTTTGGGAAATGAAGCTTTCTATGTGAATGTCCCCGAATTCACTATCAAAATTTCTAAACTGTATAAAAAATTTGCTGATTTAAGCAAGTTTTGCTCTGAACTCCCACGCGTAGCTTACGAATCATACGAAAGAAACTGCCTCGTTGATGAAATTATTTTAACAAATGATATCGAGGGCATACGCAGTACAAGAAAAGAAATTATTACAGTTCTGGATGACGATAACAGAAAACCTAAAAAAAGAAGATTCGATGGCCTTATTTGGAAATATGTATTGTTACTTGATGATCCAGAAAATCAATATACAGTTTCTCTATCTTCCAGTAAAGATATTCGCGCATTATATGACGAAATTGTTCTTGATGAAATAGAGCCTAAAAATTTACCTGACGGAGAAATCTTCAGAAAAGACCTTGCTGAAGTTGTTTCCGGAACGCAACAGGTAAAACATGTGGGAGTATTTCCGGAATCAAAAATTATCGAATATGTTGACAAGTCACTTGCTTTATTTGAAAAAGAAAGTATTCCTGTATTATATAAAATTGCAATTTTGCATTACATGATAGGCTACATTCATCCTTTCTATGACGGCAATGGACGTCTTAGCCGTTTTATCAGCAGTTATCTTCTGAAGCAGGAATTTAACGCGCTTGTAGCACTTAGATTATCGTACACTATAAAAAATCAAAAGAAAGATTATTATAAAGCT